GAGTGTTTTTAAATTTGATTGCATCGCCTTAACTTGATTGGCATAACTTCCAGCTGTCTTTACCGCATCCCCTACCGCACCCTGCTCACCCATTGTTTCCATTATAATTGCATATCTGGCTGTTGCCTTATTTGCCTGTGTCAACTCCTCTTTTGTGTCGGCTAGACCCATAGCCAAAGCCCTTTGTGCTACTGTTGAATCTAACAAGTTCACACCATAGGGGCGTAATACTTCTGCTGATCCTGACATCGCTGATAAAAACTTAGTCTGTGCCTCACCATCGGACAAATTATTAAATGATGCAAAATCTATTGATAAACTCTGTAATTGTGTAGCCATCTCAAAAGCCTCATCTTGTGCCAACCCCAAGCCTGTTGCAAATCCTTTATAGGCTGATAAACCATCTTTAATATCTGTTATATTTCTACCAACCGCCTTCCCAAGACCATCTGCAAACTTCTCGGCATCTGCTGTCATTTCACCAAACACACTTGCGAATTTGTTTTGTGTTTCTTCTGCATCCGAGGCTAAATCTACAAATTTTTTACCTGCCACAACTGCCGATGTACCCAACGCCGCCACTCCGATTGCCATTGTTTTCAATGATGGTGTGATAGATTTTATTTTATTACCAAAACCACTTAGCTGTTTATCTGCCTTAGCTAAGCTACCTGACATTTTATCCTTCATTGTTAAGAGTATTTGTAACTCTCTACTATCGGCCATATTTCTTTTTTAAATATTTTTCTACTTTTTTTTCTACTAGGATGATATCAAGATAATTCTCAATGTCTTGCCACCTCTGCTCTCTGATCTGACTGGGTGTCCAGCCATATCTATTGCTTAACATTTCCATTATTACCTCATCGCTCATCTTTCTTTTACCAAGCATCATCTGCCTGACATCATCCTTGTTTAGTTTTTTGAGTGTTGGAGTTTTTCAATTTCTGAATAAAGCTTATCTCCGTCCTCTACTGATAAATTATTCATCCACTCTTTTGAAAATTCTTTTTCCTCTCCTTCTTCTTTTATTTTATGTACTGCTATTTCTAACAATTTATATTTCGCCTCTCTCATCGCTTTCGGATCATACCCGCTTAAACCTTCTCCTCCAACCTTAGCACCTGATAACATCACATCCTGCACATCTTCTCTCTCTCCCCAAGTTAAACTTTTTATAATATCCACCTCACAATTTGCGAGTTTTATTGTTTTTGTTTCTCTTTCCATATTAAAGGGGTTATATGTCGGGGGGCAAAATTAATCACCCCCCCCATTATTATTAAGCACTTATTGGACTGTCGTATTCACTAGTTAAATTCTGTAATACCATTTCAGATTGTTTTGTATCAGTTTCATTATAATATGCTTTCAAAGTTACTGTTTGTGTAACTAGATCACCAGCGCTATCATCTCTTGACCAATCAATCACTCTAACTCTATGTAATGTCAATATCATCTCTGGATTATTACCACCTCCAATATCGGCTGCACCAACAATTACCACCTGCGCATATTTATAAGTATCTGCTAAATAGAGATCTTTGAAAGTATCGTCCTCATAATTAAGTGTCAATTCAACCTCGACACTCATCATAGCGTTATAAATATCATCTGGTGCATAAGCCCCAAGGATATGATCACTAATCAAACCTGTATCATAATTAATTGTAACCTCTTTAACCTTAGTTGCTGTTGCTCCTGATAACCCGACTTCTGTATCAGCTATTTTTAACACTAAATCTTTACCTATAAAGTCGTATTCTGTACTATAACTAGGTGTATCAGTCGAGGTTGTAGCATCTTTTGCCATCCAACTTGCTGTAAATTTAATATAATCATCCACTACTGCACTAATTGACATTGATGATAGCATCGCATTACTAAATCTTTCTTTGCTATTTGCCCCATCGTGAGCAAATAGTGTCAATGATGCGTGTGTGATTGTGTTTGCCACACTGAAAGTATGTGAGTAAACTGATCCAGCTACATTTAAACTAGATACTGCCCCATATAGGTTATATAAAAGATAACCAATGGAGTCTGCGTGTACATTACCCTCTAAATCTCCCTCAATCCATTTGCGGACTACTCTTGCCCCCAAACTATCTTCCACTCTACCACGAGTGCTTTCATCACTCTTTACATCAGCCCTCTCAATTACTGTGGCTGATATTTTTTTAAGCCAGTGTTCGGCTGTACCTTGTGGAGTGCCACGAGTTTCTTCAACTCCAACACCCATCTCAATTTGTTTTCCAATTATTTCCGACATATATTTTATGCGTTATTAGTTGCTAATTTAATTTGCAGGTTAAGCTCTGCTGTGGCTAATAAGCCATTTTGTTCTTGTGTCAAATACCAATCCCCACTCTCTAATCTGTACCAAACTCTATGACCACTTACTACTCCACCATCCCACTCATCGTCAAATTTCTGTATAACATCATCAACTGCCCCTGCTAATATAGTATTAAATGCTGTTGCTATACCTGCCACCTCTACTTCTGTCATTACAAACACTTTAAAATCATATTGCTTGGAATTTTCCACATTAGTCATAAACTCATTCGTAACCGCCACTGGATAAAACACTACTGCTGGATATGCTTCAATAGTTTCATCTTTTGCTAATGGTCTATCATAAATGCTTGTAAATGGCTGTCCTGCGCCTGTCAATGTGTCTAGTACTGCCTTAATGGCTGGTATTAATGTTGTAAACATATTATTTTGCTAAATCTTTTGTTATATCCTTTAACATTTGATCTTGTAAATCTTCAATATCTCTTTTTTTATTTTCTTTTGCCTTATCCATCCAAGGTCTTGACTTCATTTTACTTGTACCGCTATGAACATATATCCCATATTTCACCTCACTTGGATCAACATATATTCTGCCCAATACATTTGTTCTCTGTGTTCTGTGTGCTTGCCTTAATTTACCAGTATCAGTCGGCACTCCTCCATCGCTCGACCCAACTCTCCAAGGTGGCCTCATAATCTCTCGCTTCAATTCTGCCAATGCTCTTGTCAAATATATACTGTATTGCCTTCTCACCACTGTTGGATTACGCTTAATCGCTTTTTTAAACTCGGTAAATCCTTTTATTTCAATAGTGGTTGTCATACTATGCTTTTTCTACTAATAATTCTAAATGGTCATTTCCTCCGTAATTATTTGTCTGTATTGCCTTAACAGTATATTTATCTCCCCCTTCTTCTAGCTGATCTCCCAAATTAACATCTGTATCAGTCGCACACCAAATACTGTGTGATATAGTAAACTTACTAGCAATATTTGCCACTTGCTCAATCAATGCCTGCTGTAAATGTCCAACAAAAGTACCCTGTGTACTTAGTGATCCCTTAGTTCCAGTATATGCAAATCTCTTTACAGTAAATGTGGTTGTGTAAAAATTCTCAATCGTCATAAACTATATCTTTTGTATGTTTCCAAAATTCTTTTAGCGTTATCTAGCGATTGCCAACCATCGGGGGTGGCGTATGTAACCGAATAATTACCAATCTTTTCGCTTTTTACAGTACCGCTTGCACCACCCCTATTATACATATAAATCCCAGCGGCTAGGATAGTTGTTGCTAATACAATCGGCTCTGGCACATTCTCACTAAAACCCCATTTCGCTGTAATTTGATTATTTTGTAAACCTTTGATCCAATATCTATCTCTTAGGTGTATCTGCTGTATAGGCAAGTTTTCAGCCGATCTATTGGCTGGTAGTAAATAGTAACCATTAAATCCACCTGCTGATATTTCTTCTTTACTATCTCCGTACTCATCCAAACCTCTTTCAACCTTAGTTATTGATATACATTCATCAATTTCTAACATATCACAACCAGTACCATCAAAAACCCTTGCACTTGCCTCACTATCGGCAATAAAGTTTCTGTCTGTGTATTGGTCTATTAAAGTCACTGCTTGATTAATTGCATCATCGGCCTCTCCTGCTGTAATACTTTTGTTCAAAAAAGTCTCCAATTTTGCTTCTGTTGTATATTCTTTTGTAATTGGCATATTATTTTATTTATTTCCCCAGTTATTATATTCCTTATCATACTGTCTGTGGCATTTCACACACAGCGGTATATAATCTTCTAATTTTCTTTTGTATTTATGATCTATATTTGCCCAATCTCTTGCGTTCTTATCGCACAATTCACATTTATATTTGCTTGCCTTGCCTTTTTTTCTTCTGATCCAGGCGTGCTTAGCAAAATACCCAACCCCATCACCCTTCCACATACCATTTTTTTCTCCTGCTCCACATCCTTTTTTTCCTTTATTCCATACTGGATAATTCAATTTTTTTTCTTTATTCCACGCAACCTGCTTTCCAGTAAGACCTTTATTCCAAGGTGGTTTTCCAATCCTGCTTTCAGTCGCACATATTTTTGAACAAAATTTTCCTTTTCCCTGCCTTACTTGTGATGGCCAGACATTAAATTTCTCACCACACTGTTTACATACTACTTCCATATAATTGCTTTCGAACCATATCGGGTGTGGTGGTTCGAAATACCAACCCGATAGGAACAATTAAATAAATAAATTGTTGATTTTTTTGCTGTGTTAAGCCAAATTCTTACGCACTGGCCGCCGCAGTCGTTAATTTGGTTACTGCGGTAGGTAAAACCACTACATAACCAACTCTTTCAACAACACGCAAGGCTGTCATATCTCTGCGGAACAGGTCAAGGTCTGCATTACCAGCGGTATTGCGAACAGTGGCTTGATCAGCCAATTTAACACGCAAACCACCTTTAACACCCAACCAAGCTGTTTTCTTCAAATCTCCAAACAGTACGAAGGAAGTTTCAGCTGAACTATCACTAGATGAAGGCATAGCCTCTACTAGCACAACAGGATAACCCCAAACTGTTGCTGGACCACCAGCGCTAGGTGCTTGGTAAATATAAGTACCATCAGTAGCTTTTAGCTTTCTGATATAGCTCATAATTGAGCGGTGCATATAAAATTTACCATTTGCCAAAGCGCCCTGTGGGGTGGCGTCAACCATATCTGACAAATCATCTGCATCAATAGTCGCAAATGTTGAACCAGTCATTGTTACTTCATTAACACTTGTGTTTTGAAGTACACCAGTGAAGGTTGTGCCATCACCATTGAAAAACTGTGTATCTTCTGCGGCTGCCATCTTTTCAGCGATTCTGCTAGTTACAAAACCAACCAAGTCGATTTCAGTATCTTCTAGCAACTCATCTGACATAGGAACGATAACTGCCAATTTCTTTAATGCCAATGTTACTTGACCCAAAGTTACTTCACTTGAAGTCTTATTAGCGGCTTCATCAGTCCAATATACTGATACATCAGTTGCAAGGTTGTTGATCTTCAAATCACCTTTTGAAAGTGTTACGACATTCATCTCACGACGAGCAATACCAAATTCAGTCATTAGGTGTTCAACTTCTGCTGCCAATTCGGTATCAATAGTATAACCACCATTAGCGGCTGTACTGCTCATATCTTTCAATGTAGCGTGATCGTGTACCATCAATGCACCAACGAACTTACGCAAGTTATCATTCATCACTGAACGATCATTCTTTACTTCTTTGTTGTAAAGACCAGCTTTCTTTTCCATCAATTCTTTTTGCTCGGCCATCCATTCTTTCATTTTAGCCTCATTTTCAGCTTTCAATTCAGCTTTCAAATCTTCAACAGTTTTTGCAAGTACATCATTCACTTCTTTTTGTACATCTTCATTAGTGATTTCTTCTTGCACATCTTTTTGGATTTCTTTTTCCATATTATTGTTGTTTCTTAATTTCTAACAAATCCCTTATAGCTTTATTTGCCAATCTCTTTATATCGGCTCGGACCTCGCTTTGAGGTGTTTCGACCTTTTCGGACTCGCCGAGAGTTTGGACAGCTTTCACTATCATTTTTAGGATCTTTTGTTTTTTAATTGCCATTTTTTCCTCTTGTGTCATTTCTTCCTCTACTCCTTCATCTTCAACTTCTTCTTTTTCCTCCTCTGTTTTTTCCTCAACGCTTTCTTGTTCTTTCTCATATTCTATTTCTTTATCGTCTTTTTCTTCACTGTCGTTTCCTTCTCCATCAGTTCCTTCTTCACTTGGCTGTACTTCTTCCCCACCTTTTTCCCCATCTGTTTCACTACTGTCGCTGTCGCTTTCGGTTTTCTCCCCATCATCTCCCTCATCTTCATCATTGTCCTTAGTATGTGTTTGCTCATATAGTTTATCTACTTGTATTCCCTTAGATTTGGCTAGTGCCATAGCATTTGCAGGTACAGCTACCGCACTTACCTCTAAAAGCTCTGATTTTAATATTTCCCCTTTATCGGACCATTCTTTGGGAATAAATCCGACTGAAAAGGCATTTAAGAATTTACCAGCATACAAATCGAATATAACCTTAGCTTTTGGATTTTCATTTACAGCAAAAGTGATCTTGCCTTCCAATTTACCATCGACTAATTTTACCTTATCTGCTCTGCCGACAACTTCGGTTGCATCGCTATAATTATGCGAATTTAATATCACTGGATTTTTCTTAAAATGTTTTAAGTCCCAGTTTTGCTGAACGACATCTCCGTGTCGATCTTCATTTGCGGTTGAAAATATTGCATCAAGCGTGGCTTTGTCGGCATCCACACCCTTCACTTCAACCTGCATTTGTGTATATAGTTTATCCATATATGGTTGTTTACCGATTAAGCAGTCCTCTGGATCACATCTGATCGGACTTTCACGCTTAACCTATTTTATTATTAAATTGAACACAAACAGTTTATAACTTCATCTGCCGATGCATTAGGGTCGCCTGGGTATAATAACCCATTACTAAACCTTGCATCCATTGGCACTTCCTCCCCATCAATAGCTAAATGATTATCTCTTATTCCGCCCTGTACTCCTGCACTATGTACCCAAATCTTAGTTTCTACATTGGCTTGCTTATATGCATCAAACTGTCCTGTCTGATTTGCCACCTGTGTTTCGGTTCTCACTATATTAGCGGCTCGACCCTTGCTTATATTTCCATATAAATCCTGCACCTGATTAATCAACTTATCTCTTGGCTCTCCAACATTCTGCTCAAAAGTTCTTTTTAATTGCTCAAATGTTGTTTCATTTATTGATTTTGTAAATAAATCGGCTCTTTTTTCTAGTGTGCTTGCCAATCTCCCTGTCAATGTAACTCTTGTATCTAATCCCAGAAAATCTATTGTTTCCTGTCCTGCCTCAACCGCTATATCCTGTATAAGTGGCAATAACAAGTCTTTTGCCAGTTTTATTTCCAGTGATAGATTAAATACTTCATCAACCAACCCTTTTACCTGATTATCCATTCCATCCACCACTCTTTCCTTTTGACCTTTTAAAAACTCCTGCACTGCCTTATTCATTTTCTTTTCAGATCCCTCAAACCTCTTTTCATAGGCTTGCCAATACTTTTTTCTTATTCCCTCATCTCTTAGTGGGTGATTTTGGCTTTTTTTTTTAATAGATTTGGTTTCATCCTTACTATTTTTATTATCTGTCCCAAGTGGTACGAGATTAAATGGTGTCAATATAACATCCCCATCCTTTATTTCATCTAATCCCATCATCTCTCTTTTCTCATTTATGGTCATAGCATTGATCCTGTCTGCTGTTTCAAGCTGTTTTAATTTCAACTCAATATCCTCTGGTGTCGGATCTTCATAAACGAGTGTCAAATTCTCTGGAATATAAAACTCATTCAACTTTTGTACCAAATTATCTAATAGTGGCTTAATGGTTTCTGATAAAAA